CGTCCACGTCAATGGCGTAGCTCACGCTTGTACGCTGACCGCTGGTGCTGGCGTCACGCTGGCTGGCACCACTGCCAACGCTGCCAGCAAGGTTCGCATGTATCGCTGCACTGTGACTGCTACGGCCACTCCGGCTGTTCTGATCACTGGCATCGGCGAGATGGTGGCCTAAGCCTAGAGAAACAAACCAGCCTTTTCTTCGGAGAGGGCTGTCTTGGTTTCTTTTCTTACAGAAAGATAAAGATGGATCAGGTTACTGGCTACATAATCTCAGGTCTTGTTGCAATTCTCACCTTAGCCTTCACTATTGTTGGTTACTTTCTGAGAAAGAAAGACGAGGATCAAGAGAAGCAGATAGCAGCTTTGTGGACAAAGCACGACCAAGATGCAGCAGCCTTAGCAGAGCTTAAACTTGTGATAGCCAAAGAGCATTACCTGAAAAGCGAACTTGACGTGAAGTTTGAGAAACTTGAAAAAGCCTTCACAGACGGAATGATTATGCTAGGCGGCAAGTTCGACAAATTCACCGGAGTTCTCATTGAGCATGTACAATGGGAAGAACGAAACAAATACCAGCAAGATCCCAGCCGCAAGGAGTAACCAGAATGCCAATCCCCCTCATAGCACAAGCACTCTTTGCCAAAGGCTTAGACTTGCTTGGCAATGCTGTTCTCTCCAAAGGCAAGGATGTCATTGAGGAGAAGCTTGGCGTCAAACTCAAGGAAGAGATCAGCGACAAGGATGCAGCAATTCTCAAAGAGAAGGAGATAGAGCATGAGGAATTCTTGTTGGAGCTGGCTGTCAGGAAGCAGGAGCTTGAGATCGCAGCCGAGCAAGTGGCCCAAACTTCTGTCAGTGAAAGATGGAAGGCTGACATGCTTTCGGATTCTTGGCTCTCTAAAAACATCCGCCCGCTGGTTCTGGTATCTCTACTCTCCTGTTATTTTCTTTTTGCTCTTCTCAGTGGCTTTGATTTTACTGTTACCGAAAGCTACGTTGAACTCCTAGCTCAGATGCTCATGCTTGTGATGGGAGCCTATTTCGCAGGACGAACGATCGAGAAGATCGTTGATATGAAAGAGCGAGGCAAAACAGAATGACCTCCCTAAGGAAAGAGCAGAGCCTGTTCGCCAAAGACCTGGCTATGTTTATAGCTTGGTTGATCTCTGAGGGCTATGAAGTAACAATAGGCGAAGTGCAGAGAACAGCTGAGCAACAGGCTATCTACATCAAGACAGGAAAGAGTAAGACCTTTGCTGGGATGCATCTGAAGAAACTGGCTGCTGATCTCTTTATCTTCAAGGATGGTAAGCTTTTGGTCAGCAAGGAAGAGCTTCAATTTGCTGGTAACAAGTGGGAAAGTATGTGTGCAGCTAATGAATGGGGTGGTAACTGGAACAAGTTCAAAGATGTTCCACACTTCCAAAGAAGCTACAAGGGCTAGGAGAAAAGTATGGCTGATTTGGCACAGCGTTACCCACTATCTACCGCTGACGGACAAGCTATACCTCTTGAGGTAGTTCGTCCTATTGGTGTTGTGAAGAAAAGCTTTGTCACAGGAAGCGGGACAGCTGCTATCACCATCCCAGGGGAATGTAATCTGATAGAAATCTTTGCAACACAGAATTGTATTCTTCAGTTTGCAGCAAGCGCAGCTTCTGCCTCAGCCTTATCAGATGGGGTGCAAAAAACATACGCTTTCTATCTTCAGGCTAACACATTGAAGACTCGTTTCGTGAGTCCTCCTATTGGTATGAACTCTGTTTCAATTATAGGAGATACTTCCGATGGTTTTATTGTTCTACAGTATTTGAAAAGCTGGACTGGCCTTTCTACGGCAGCGCAGCCTACTAGGAGATAAACATGGCTCAGAAACCTCAGATCGTAGATCTCACTAAGAGCTATCTGCCTGGTGATCCCAATGCTTTCGTTCAGAATCTTGTCAATACTGACAGAGAAGATGGTGAGGAGAAGTCTTTTCCTCTCATGCCGTATGAAGGATGTAACTTTCTTCCTACTTCTTACGGCTACAAGAGTTTCTTTGGCACTAGTGCTGCAGCTCAGATAGAAGCATTGGGAAGCCGCGCCCAACACATTCTTCTCTTCCAGCGTGAGGACTACACTAGCCGTCTGATAGCCTTGTGTGAAGATGGTATCTGGACTGTTGACCTGAATACTGCTGACTCTGTTTGGGTTCAACAGGTTACACAGGCCTTCGATCCTGATGTGTTTGAAGAATGGACTTGGTGTGTTATAGAGAACGTACTCTATGCCTACAAGCAAGGGACTTCTTATGTCTATAAGACTGACACTGGCAATCTGACAATGCCTGGTGGGGCTATTCAACTTCCCTCGGCCTATGTTACTGCTACTATAGTAGAAGAGGCTGTGTCTGGAGACTTCAATCGAGGCTATACCTACAACTTTGATCTTCGTCTCCGTGATGCAGCAGGTCTTCTCTATGGCGCCTATGAGGCATTGCCTTCTCTAGAGATCTCTGCTGGAAGTCCTGCTATCTCTGTGACTTTCACTTATACCGGAACTGTGCCTGCTGGTCTGGAACTTCTTCTATATGTGGAAGATGTCACAGGTGGAAACACCTATGTGATCACCATATCTGGCGCCTCTCCCATTACAATCTCCAACCTCACACCTACTTTGGTTGATATTTCTACGGCTTATTCTATAAGCCTGAGCGATACCAGCACAGGGGATGGCACCTTTGATGGGACTGGCTGGGATATCTATCTTCAGTTCCTAGGTACTGGCCCAGAAGAACACGAGATAAGTCTCCTTGGTACTACTGTTGCTGCTACCAATACAGACATCTTCATCAACTTCATACCCACTCCCAGGGATCTTCGTATTATCTTGCAGGAGACGGGCTCCTCTGTTGTCTACTATAAGGACATGACTGCGACCACGTCTGTCACTATACCTAATCTGACAGGCTTCACAGAAGCAACAATGGCCACACTTCCTGGCACTCTGGAGAATGAGCCGGATGTGATAGTTCCTAATGAGATGGTTCTCACGCCTTTCACTCCCAGCTTCTTGAACATGGCAGGTCAGATGGGCATCTTTCGTGCTGGCCTTCGTCTTGGGTTCTGGGATTCTGCCAACTCAGTAAGCTGGAGTTCAAACCTTGATCTGACAGATTTCACACCATCTGTTGAGAACTTGGCTGGCAACACAATCTTTGGCTTTGTTGTTGGTCGTATTGTATTGTGTAAAGGTCATGGCGAAGGTTTCATTATCTACAGTACAAAGAGCGTTGTGGGAGTTATCTTTTCTACTACGGGAAATCTCTTGTGGGATTCCAAAAAGATCTTCGACAATACCGGTATCTCACATTCTCAGGCAGTAGCCACCGGCAAGACCGACTCCGAGCACTACGCTTTCACCAACAATGGTGTCTATTCCATTGCCAACTATAATAGCTTGCAGGGACGTTTCGAGAACAAGGCTATCCTCACAGCTATCTATGATCTGTTGCGTGAGAGTCGTGACCCCGTCTATCTGACAGTTCTTCAGGATCGCTATCTTTGCTTCTCTGTGATTGACAGTCGTTATATCACAGGGGAGCAGAGTTACTCGACTGGCATTTCAGATCCCTTTGCTACCGTGGTTGACTGGTATGTACCCTCTGATGAGAACAGCACTGGAACCGAGATACTTCTGCCTGAGCAGTTCGAGACTATCATCCAGCAAGAGATGACAGGCAAGCGTCGTGACAAAAAGACTGGCACTTGGATTCCTCTCTACAATGTCACATGGGATAGGCTTGATACTCGTTACTATTCCTTCTGGCTTGCAGCTAGCGGAGAGGATGTGACTTCCTTGACCTCCTATTTCGAAGCTGATTCCTTCATTGCTACGATCACAGATTCTTTGACTGCAGAAGAACTTACAACCAATCTGGATTCTCCTATCTCGTCTGGTCGTCGTGGCACTTCTGTCAGTATGACTGCTATCAGAAAGTTCTTTGGCAACTTCGACGTAGAGATCATCGATCGAGCTATACGAAATGTTGACACAGCTATCTGGAATCAGCGTAACGAGTGGGATTACTTCCAGAGGCATCAGCTTCTTAACATGCAAGCCTTGGCCCTGAAGATTCATACCTCTGAATCCTACGGAAGTCCTTTCAACAAAGCTGACAGGCCAACCCACCCGCTTCCTTCTGACACTAATGTGACAGAGATCATTGGAACTGTGATCACAGGGGATGGTAACAATGAGTGGCTCTTCACTCGCGGGCCTGCTGCTGATGCTGCCCGTGAGATGATTCTTCGTAGGACTTTCAACAAGGCCTATCAGGTCACGAAGAGAACTAGAACCTATTACAGCTATGAAGACTATGGAACAGGTGCTGCTTATTCCACATCAGATGTAAATGTTGTCACTTCTATCTACTCATCTGGCTCTGTGGTTTCTGGGGATCATACGACAGATACTGTAATCACAAAGACTGTGAACGGAAGCGGCGAGACCATCAACTGGGAAATTTCTATAACTTATCATAGAACAGACAATGACCTTCGTCCTGGGGAGTATACACAGTCTATTAGCAATACACTTTATTCAGACACGGCTGGCACCTACATAACATTAGCTGATGCCTACCTTCCAGCTGCGCCTGATGATGGTAATCTGTACAGAGTATCTTATTCGCTTACAACCAATGATTCCTACTGGGAGCCTGGCGGTCTACCTCCTGCTCTTTTAATGCCCTCTTCGTCGATCTCTGGCCCTCTCTTCTACACACAAGAGAGAATCAAGACTCGGGTTGTCACAACCTATGAGTATGAGACAATCACTGGCGAGTATGGCTATTCTCAAGTCCGGGCTGTTGTGACTCATTGGGATAGAATCAAGAGTCGTGGCTACGAGAACTATTCCATAGAAGAACGCGTGGCGGCCAGTGCGATGACTCCTAAGGTATGGGCTGACATTTATCCCACAGATCAAGGTGACAATCGTGCCTTCATAGATTCTTATGCAGGATATCGCTCAGTCTCTTATGTGGATCTTGTCCGTGGGCCTTATGGCAGAGATACTTCCGGTACTCCTACTCCTACTATCTCTGGCTATGAAACAGAAGGAATCACGTCCCAGCAATTCTCTTTCACTGTTCCTGGAAATAGCTTCCTTCTCCAGACTGGTTCTATCTCTCCTGCTTACAACACATTTGTAGGAGCCTTTGTCTTTGACTTGCAACTTGAAAAGTGGGGCAAGTACAAAGGGGATCACAAAGTTCTCTTTGATTCGACACCAATCAATGCTGCTATCTCTGGGTCTATCACCTATTCTGATCTGGGAATAAACGCAGCTATGCTGGATGCTTCTGGTGTTGTGAGACTCTTTGATAGTTTCCCTGAGGAAAGCTGGATTCGCTATGGGAAACTGGGCTACTATCGACAAGGTTTCACAAACATTCTTGAAGTAAGAACGCAGATGCGAGTCCCCTCTGAGTATCAGGTCATTGTAGACTCTAGTATGGATGGCAAGCTTCTTGATCTTGATCTTGGAAATACCTCTTGGTTCTCAGAGGCACTGGTTGGAGAAAGTTATCTTGATATTAGTGCACGCTGGCATACCATTAAAATCGCCGGAAACTTTGACTTGACAGGGCTTGAAGTTCGGGCTACACTGGCTGGAAGACGCTAACCTTTTACATAAAGGAATAAGATTATGGCTTCAAGAACAGCAGGAACATCTCCTCAAGAAACTGGTGTTGTTCTCAACGCACCAGATACTTTCATCCAGACAGAAAGTGGTGGAGGCTCTGAGAGCAGTAGCCAGTTTCAAGGCATCTCCAGTCCAGAAGCCATGGCTGTACTGCTGGAGTTCATTCGGCAAACAGCTGGTGGCGGCACTGAAGAACAGCGTAGGCAGAGAGCAGAGCGCAATACTGAGATCCAAAGAACTCGAGCCTTGTCTGGTGACTATACCAAGCAAAGTGCCTTCGCTGATGCAGCAGAGCTCATGGCACAGAATCTCAGGCAAAGTCTTGAGAAGAACATGCCTGCAATTTCAAAGAGTATTCAAGGAGCTGGCACCTCTTCTTCGTCTATGCAAGGTTTGCTAAGCCAGAAACTGGCAACCGAGTCAGCTCAGGCAGCTTCTGCTCTCGGTGCTGAACAAGCCAAGTCCTATGGAGCTATCAGTGCTCAGCTGCAAAGTGTTCTCGAAGCTTTGACCAGAGGTGATCCTACAGCAGAAACAAATCTGCTGAAAGCACTTGAGCTCACACGCGTTTCTTCGCAGGCTTCTTCTCGTGTCACCAAGCCTACTATGCAGACTACGCCAATTGATCAAGGCAATTACTTCCAGCCTATCTCCCAGTCGGAACCTCAGGCAATGGCCCCTGTTGCTTCATCTGGCTACTCCGGTTACACGCCCCTCTACAATCAGCCAGCAAGCCAAGGCTATGGTTATGTGGAAAATACTACCACGGGTTCCGGAACTATCTTTGGAAGGGATGGTACAATAGATACCTTCAGCTATGCACCTCAGCAAGAGCAAAGTCTCTTGGATCAACAGTATGCAGAAGGTTGGGGATACGGCGATTAAGCCTAAGGAGACATAGACATGCCAAAGATCTTTGCAAACCAAGCTGAGATGGAAGCCTACGCTTTCGCTCCTCCAGAAGCTCCTAAGCTCAAAGCTGCTGCCGATGTTGCTGTAGAGACTCCCAAGCAGGACTTCCTTGCTTCAATTGAGACTCAGCTCAAGGATGCTATGGAGATTGGAGCCACAGATCCCATTGCGTCTGCCAAGAACCTTGCCAATGTCAGAGGTTCAATCGCAGCCGAGGATGCCAAGTTCTTCAAGGAAGCTCAGAGCCAGGCCTATGCCGAATATCAAATACCGAGGCTGATGCAAGCCTTGGAACAGAACCTTCGAATGGACAGAAGCACGCCAGCTTATGTTCAGAAGTTTGGTATGGCTGACAGCGATGAGACTGCTGCTGTACGCAGGCAACTTCAGACAGCTAAGAGTGCGGCTGACTCTTCCATTCAGGAGCGTTTGCTGGGCAATGAATACTACAGGAGCTTGAAAGCCAAGGCCAGCTCTCTGGAGTCTATGATTGAGAGCCAGTGGAAGCGTTCAGTTGAAAGGGATGCTGGCCTGGAAGCTAAGGCTTCTGAGTTCTATTACAGCATTCCTCCTGAACAGAAGGGCCTCTTTGACAAGGCCATTGGCAATGCTAGTGGCGATCCTCGGATGGCACTGTCTTCTTTTGCTCGTATGCCAGCCGCAGAGAAACAGCAGCTTGAACGCATGATGCAAGTCGGGGAACAAGGCCTGGCTTTGGAAGCCTTGTCAGGCAATAGGTTTGCCAAGACTGTCCTTCACAAAGATGAGACCTCGGTGTTTGGCGACAAAGACATAGCAGCGAAGCGTCTCACCCAAGTGGAGGAGGTTGCCAAAGACTCCAAGCTAGCCTTGGCTGCATTCAAGGAGATGAAGGCTGCTGGCCTCTACGGTCAGGGCAAAGCTGTCGAGGACAAGGCTCTCTCAATCTCCTCGCTGATGCAGACTGCTGGCTCTGGTAACAAGGAACAACAACAGCAAGCGGCCAGTCGAAGGGTTGAGATTGCCAAGGACTATGCAGCCTTCAAGATGAACCAAGAGTTCAACTCAGACATTCCTGCGCTACGAACCAAGTCCACAGTTCCTATGCCTGCTTGGCTGGAAGCTGCTTCACAGCGGCCTGAGGTTGGCAAGATTGACAAGACAGCAGCTATAAGGCTAGCCAATCAGGCTCCTAACAGGGAAGAGAAACAGAAGAGAATCCAGGAGCTGGTTGAGTTCTATGACTCAGCTGTCAAGACTCAGAACCGCAGTCGTTTGTTTAATGTGAATGCTTTGGCAAGTGAGCAGCTCAAGGCTGAGGCTTCGTTGTTTGAGATCATGGCAGGAAGTATTGAATCCCTTGGTGGTGTCTTTGGTGGCGGAGGAGCTACGAAATGAGTCTCATGAATGATGGCCAGTACGAACCACTCGACAAGTATCTTCCACATGCTGGAGCTGCTGCCTCTTCTCTTTCTCTTCCTCAGGAGATCGTAGGAGGCGCAGTTGCTACTGTTGCTGACATCGGCACCACGTACTGGAACTCTCTCACGCCAGAGAAGTACAACACTACGACGGCGGATCTCCTAGCTAGGGTTGATAGGGATGCCCTGCAGGTCTACAATGAGAACACAGATACCATCCAGACGCTTTCGTTCATTGGCGGACTGGTGGCTCCTGTTGGTCTGTCTATCAAAGGCATGGGAGCTCTTCGTGCTGGAACGAAAGGCTACAGTTGGTTCACGTCAGCTGGTCAGGCGGCTCAGCTTGCTAAGGTCGAAGAAGCTTTTGCAGCTTCCAAGGGAACCATTGACGCAGCTTTCATCAAGGCGAAGTGGGAGCTCTACCGTGGCGTGGCCTACAATGCGGTGGCTGATAACGTGGCAGCCGAGTTGGCGATCATTGGCACGCTGTCAGCCCATCCCTACATGGAAGATTATTACAAGGACTTCGGCTCCAACTTCCTCAAGTCTGTGGCCTTTGGTACTGGCATTCAGACTGGCATAGGCTCGATCATAGCCAAGGGCCAGATCAAAGGAGTGCAGGCTGCCATTGAGAAAGAAGGCAACAAGCTTATCAAGGAAACGCTGTGGGATCCTCAGGTCGAAGCTGCTATGTCTGGAAGGTCTCATCTCGGAGAAATGGCAGCCCTCCACATTCAGAATCTTGACAATCTCAAAGATATCATTGCCAAGGCCAAAGATTCTGCTGATCCCTTTACTCTTAAGCCCTATACCATTGCAAGGGTAGAAGATACCATCATGCGGGAAGAGAGTGCCCTGGTTGATAGGCTCAAAGGTGCAGCTCAAGGCACTTTGTCTGGCTTCTTGGAGACTGCACCTCGTGAAGTCAAAGATTATTTCCTTGGTTTCATCGGCCGGGTTGAGAACGCGGGCCTCGACAAGATAGGCTTCGCCGAAGTCAAAGGTACGACCAAGAAGCTGGCAACAGGCGAGGCATCTGGACAGCTCCACGAGAGCAAATCTTTGTGGGAGCTTGTCACCAAGACCTTGAAGGATGGTTCAACAAAAGAATCTATAATTAAGACAGATGCGATCTGGACTCCTCTGCAGGGTGGCCGTTACATAGCCAAGACAGATGCTCCCTACTATCTCCAGATGGCTGACTTGGGTCAGACTATCGAACAGCTTGAGAAAGGCTTGGACAAGCGCTGGGGCGTTGTGCCTATGAGTGACTGGGGCTGGGAGATGGGCGCATTACCGACAGCTCAGCTTGATGCAGAATATGCCCAGGCTGTTCTTTGGGCCTCAGCTAAAGTCAAGGATGCTGCTGCTTTCAACAAGCTTGTAGTTGATCCTGACCATCTTCCTCTCCTTAAAGCTCTTCATACCAGGGCTCAGGAGATCCTCAAAGAAGATCCCACAGCTGTCTTGAATATCAAGCTCACGAAGGAACCTCCTACCTTTGGTGCAGTACAGACTGCTGCCTTGGCTAGGAAAGGTGGCGTGGCTGCAACCTACGTTCAAGACTTAGTAGCAATGGAGAAGGACTGGCAGAACTACAGCTTGCATGTGCATGGCAAACCAGACTTGAAGAAGGTCTCGGCTGGAGCTGAAAAAGCTTTGGCTGACTGGATTGTCGGAGGCTATGGTTTCCTACGGAATGGTGTGAACGTCTGGCGTGGTTTGATACCTTATGCTCATAATGTGTTGAAACCGGAGGCCTTCGCTCGTTACACTGAAGCTTCCAAGGTCTTGGATGAGCTCTACAACTCGGCACCCTCTCGGGCCCTGAGAGACGACCTCCGAAAGCTTGCAGATGCGGATGGTAATGTCTGGCTCTATCGTGGTATGCGGGAGGATCCTAAGGGACACAGGGCTCTTGAGAGCTACACCATTCTTCCTGAGAAGGCAGCCGAGTTTGGCAACGTCAAGATGTACAAGGTCAATGTGGATGACATCGTAGCTACAGTCCATGACTTCGGACCTACTGGTAAGAAGCCTGAGATCCTTGCTGTCCCACCGACCAGAGACTTTGCTGAGATCTCCAGAAGCAAGCTTCGTGAACTTCCAGATGAGCTGGTCATTGAAATGCCACAGGTTGTTCAGGTAGGCGCCAAAGAGACCGCTGTGGTCACAGGTCTGAAAGAGCTGGAAGAAACCTTGGTGAAGAGCCAAGAGGCTGCTATTCAAAGTCTACGTCAGCAAGGCTTCGGCATAGAGACTATCTCTCTGAAAACAGGAACTCCGATTGAGAGCGTTGAGGCTTTCTTAAGTGGTGATCCTGCTGTCAGAGCTGGTGCTGGCCTTATCAAGTATGGTTCACGGCTGGATGTGGAACAAGCCCTGCAGCTTGAGAACAGAAGCTTGGCTCTTTCTACGGACATGAATAAGATTCCTCAACCTGAACTCTTTGCCAAGCTCAATGACATGGGCCTGACCAATAGCTCAGAAGGCATTCTTGAATTCTATCTCAGGAGTTCGCCTAGTGAGTTCGTGAGACAGACAGCTGATGCTCTTATGTCTACGGATATGAGGGTTCTCATTGGGCAGCTCTATGACAATCTTGGCGAGGCTACCGGTTCAGCGTTGAAGAGCAGCATGTTTGCTTCTACCAACCAAGTCACGGAAGCGTTGGGGCCTGTAGGCTCTATTGCCAACGTGATAGGCAAGGAAGTCATCAACATCAAGAATGCCTTGAAAGAGAAGTTCGAGGAGCCTATTGCCAATCTGATGGGCCAGGTTATCAAAGGCGGTGAGGCTACTCTGATCGAAGCAAATGCCGCTTTCAATGTCAATGCTTCTATCGCTGGCCGCCGTCTCTTTAAGGATGGTAGCTTCTGGATTCCTTCCAAGGAGCTTGGACTGGCAGACTTTAGGCAGGCTATGAAGCTTTCGGATGATGAGTTCAAAGGTATTGTTGGAAGCCTCGATCCAGCAGGGAACCCTTTGTTTACTAAGGCTACCCTGAATGGCAAGGACTTCAATGTTGCTACAGCTGAAGTGAGGGAGATGCTTGAACGGCTGCAGGACTATGGCCGTGAGATGTATGACTTCAAAAATGCTTACATGCGTGCAGTAGGAAAGCAGGAGCTTGGTGACATAGGTTTCTGGACACCATCTTTCAATCCCAGAAACAAATCAATAGCCTACGTTCACAACATGAGCGACAACACCACGTCAATGCTCTATGCGGACAATGATGAGCTCTTGGCCTCTGCTATCAAGTCCTACGAAGGAGCTATGCTTAAGAAGCATGGCGCCAACTGGGGAGCTACTACCAGAATTATCACAAAGAACAATCAAGAGGTCTACAACAATCTAGCAGGTCGGCATGATTCTCTCTACATGCAGGCAGCAGATCTGACCAAGCAGCATGGAGGTTCATCGGCTTCGACTTTGGTGCCAACTGATACGACCATTTTCAAGGACATTCTCCAAGGCTATCAGAACCATGTGAGTGATGGCGTTGAAAGGATAGTAGAACTTCAGCTCAACCAGACTATGAACCAGCTCAAGAACCTTTCGGACATGAGCCAAGGCCTCTACTCTCCTGCGACGAAGGGAATCCTACAGAAGCTTAGCAGCAAGCCAGTTGATGCAGGTCAGACCATCAGGAACATCCTCCTAGGTCGGCCGCTCCTATCTGAACATAAAGCCTGGGGAGAGTTGCAGCAAAGGGGTCAGGTCTATACTGACTTGGCTCTGAGAACCATCACTGAAGTTTTTGAACCCTTACTGGCTCCTGTTGTTGGTAAGCTTTCAGGCACCAAAGTAAGAAGCCCTGAGGAATGGACTAGAGTTCTTGAGGATATGGAAAGCAAGGGAATCACAAACCCCTTCGCTCCTCTTGATAAGGCTTTCGGCTTGGAGAGATATCTGGTAGAGGGCCGTGGCGGGAATGAGCTGCTGACTCCTAGGGCTATCACTCTGGGCAACGGCTTGGCTGCTACGGTTCTGTTGCGTGTAATGGAACTGGCGCAGCCTCTCGTCAATGCCTTGAGTCTGCCCATCCTAACCAGTGCTGCTATCAATAGGCGCTTGGCTGGCAGTTTCATGGGCGCAGCTCTTGATCCCAATGCCAAGTTTGCTACAGTCTCCTCGATGTACGAGGGCATTCGGCTGATGAACCATCCTGTAGAAGGCAAGAAGTGGGCTGACATCGGGAAAGCAAAGGGGCTCTTCAGCATGGAGCTGAGGAATGTCACTGAGCTTCTTGAGCACCAGCGCAGTCTTGATCCTGGAGTTCTCACAGCTGTTGAGAAGGGCTTGGATTCCTCTTTGACGAAGATGCTTAGTAAGCCAGCTGACTTCTCTGAGAGCTTCGTCCGCCAGTCGAGTTTCTTCACTGGTGTTAATATGGCAAAGAAAGCATACCCAGGTCTCTCGGATACTGGCATCTACACCTTTGCTAGAAACTTCATGGACGAAGCAGTCGGCAACTATACAGCTGCACAAAGACCTGCTATGTTCCAAGGAACCTTCGGTGTGGCGATGGGCCTGTTCCAGACCTACATGCTAACCTTGGCTCAGAATATGTATCGTCAAGTAGAGCACAGAGATTGGGCCTCACTTGGGAAACTTCTGCTGACACAGAGTGGAATCTTCGGGGCTTCTTCGCTGCCAGGCTTTCACTTTGTCAGCGAGCAGATAGCAAAGAACTTCTCGGATCAGAACTTTGATCTGCAGACTGGAACCTTCAGAGCGGTGGAGGATAGGGCAGCCAACATACTTCTCTACGGTTTGCCAAGTAGCTTGGGCCCAGGCATTGTGACACGTGGCGATATCCAGCCTAGACTGCCTAATCCATTCCAAGGGATTTCGAGCTTGGCTTTGGTTAATATGACAGAGCAAGCCTATGCAGCAGGTGAGCGTGTGGCCTTAGCGGCTTGGAATGCTGACGAGAGTGCTGGCAAAGCTATGCTTGAGGCTCTAAGTTTGCAGAGTATTAGCAGGCCAGTGGCACGGGTCTCAGAGTTGCTTGCTGGCCGAAGTATTACCAGCAGAGGGGACATAGTTCAGCAAGGTTCCGAGATCTACACTGTTCAGGGGATCTTCTCTCGTGTGATGGCAACCCGTCCCTTAGAGGAGATCAAGGCAAGGGAAGCTCTTCATCTCAACACAGTCTATGGGCAGATGGATTCTGAGAAGCGTAGGGCTGTGACCAATAGGCTGAAGAGCCATATCAGGAATGGAGATCTCAGCGGTGACACTCTTGATATGCTGGCAGCTGAATATCTCAGGACTGGAAGTTCAAGTGGCTGGCGTGCAGCTGTGAGTGATGCGGTGAAGCAGGCTGGACAGAGTGGAGATGCTACTACAATGGCAAAGCTCAAGCCACAGACTGCTCTTCATGTTATGATTGATGACTTAGATTAAAGTGGCGAAAGGAGGTGATCGTTGTGAAAGGCAAGAAAGGTGGCAGCAAGAAGTGCTGATCTGAAATGACAGCCAAGAAAAACCCCCAAGGTCTTTTAGGTCTTGGGGGTTTTCTTTTGCCTGCTAGGTTTACAATACAGAGAGAATCAGCTTGGCGTGCTCTGCTTGGTAGATTGCATCGTCCAATGCGTGGTGTTTCTTTGAGGCTCTTGGCGGTGCCTTGACATGAGGCATGAGGTTTTTCAGTGTCCTGTAGCAGCGTCCGTTGTAGGTATGCCAGGGGATAGGACGGTTGACACGGAGATAAGCCCAGCCTAGGATGGGAAGATCGAAGTCTGCTCCATTGCCCCACACAAATGTCTGTTTGTAGTCTTTGTTGTTCAAAGAGCGGAACCAGTCATGAAAGCTATCTAAGACTGCCACCAGTTCCTTGGTTCCTCCGAAGGCCTCTTCCTTGAGCTGTCTGTCCTGAGAGTTCCACCAACGAAGGGTTCCAATGTCCTCCCTCAAATATATCCTGGAAGAAGCTGGATCAATGCGCTCGTAGAACTTCTCCTTGCCATCGAAGGTAGAAGCTCCAATGCTGAGGATGCCACAGCCAGCTGAGGTTCCTACAGTCTCCAAGTCCAGCATGACATCTTCTACACTCTTTCCATCTTTGTTGATTGTTGGCACTTTATTCTCCTTCTTCGTCTGTTACAATGAGATTCTTCCGCTCCGCTATGGAGAAGTCCATGAGGTCCTCTGCTAGCTGGCGTGCACCTGCTACGCCCCGGTCGCCGTTGTACCGTCCCTTGGTTGCATAGCTATGCTCATGCTTGACCATCTTGTGGCGGAAGAAACACATCTGGCCAATCTTATCCAGGTACTGCAAGACTATGACATGGTAGCGGGTGATATTTTTCAACTCAAGAGTCAAGCTGCTGCCGTTCCAACCTGCGTCGCACCATCCTGCATTCAAGTGCTCTAAGCCGATGCGTGCCATAGAACTCTTCAGAGCATACTGCGCGCTGAGATTATTGGGAAGGTTGAAAACTTCTACGCTGTGAGCCAGAACAAACTCCCCTGGATAGAGCTTGAAGGGGCCATTGTGAAGCAGGTTGTGGGCTGTCATCTTCAAGGGATTCCTGTTTTTCAAAGTCACCTCTAGGAGTCCGTCTTGAGGACTCTCAGGTGTCCAGAGTGCTGAGGGCCGCTCAACAAGAAGCTCCATCCCAAGACGAATGTCGAGGGAAGCAGCATTGATCAGGTCTTTCTCAGCATACTCGACTACATTCATGTCGATGAGGTCTTCTATTTCTTCATGTGCCAGAAGCATTTCTTTCTCCTTCTTCCTTAGGGTTAGTTGCGAATGATACGATCGTACTCTGCCTTGATGAATACAACAGAGTCCAGACAGAAGACATCTGCGTAGGCTTTGTGGAAGCCATCCTGATCCTTGAGTGGGCCGTGAGCTCTCAAGTCGCCAAGAGTCCAGATCTCCCACTCCTGAGCTACGCTGTTTTGCCTCACGCCTGAGAACTGGTTGGCCTTGAGTTCGGCTGAGGTGTGGAAGTCAGGATGATCTGGCCTCTTGAATGTCAGCCGGTCTTCGTTGCCAGGCTGCTTGAAGACTACTGGGAAATTCTCTGCGTCATTGCTGTTCTTGTTTGCCATTTAAAACCTCTCTTCCATTGTTAAGAAACTTTCATCTATGAGATCGGAGGGCCATTGCTTGCCTTCCGTGTGGTGCGTCATGTAACCTTGCTTGCCTGCTATGGTGTGGACTCGTACCTTGTCTGAATAGACCAGACCCTTCATGATATCTGCCAACTCTGTCATCTTACTGAGGTCACGGCCTACCTTCTTGTAAAGCTCATTAATAGAGGCTGGTACTGTCTGCTTGCTTAGAATGTCAAGGACTGCTGAGGCTACTTCTTGGAACTTGCCCTTGCCGAATTCTCCCAAAGCTTTGGGCATCTTCTTCTCAGCACTTACGAGAACGGTGTTGGCTTCAATTACTGTCTCTGCTGAGACAACCATCGAGAGCTTAGAGGCTGAGAGGATGATAGTAAGCTTGAGGAGATGGATGAATCTTCGTGTAGAATAGTGCTTGAAACGTATGTCGTCGACTTCAATTGCTTCACGATACATCCTATCAAGCAGAGCTCGGGCCTCTTTGGTGTAGGCTAACTCTCCCTTGAAGTTCTCTTTGATATCCCTAAAATGCTCCACAATCTCTTCTTTGAGTTGCTGGTTGACTGGCTCAGGGAAGGTGATCTTCTTTCCAGTAGGCTCGTCGAAGATGAAAATGACACGTGAGAGGAAGCCATTGCCCAGGGCTTCAGGAGGGATAGCTAGGGCTAGGCCTTGGACTGTGTTGCCTCCGAAGATGTTGACTGTTGGCTTGTCTATGACGATGCTCTTGCCATGGATCTTGGGATGCTCATAGCGTGGCATGTTGTCCCAGAGCTTTGTTAGCATGGTCATGAACTCCATCCCACCCTGACCGACTAAGTCAGTGAACTCTTCTGCGAAGGCGTAGATCTCACTTGGTCTATCAATCACAAGTGTTTCGAGGTCTGAGTCTGGCATCAGCTCATCTGCATCATAGGGCTTGATCTCCATCAGAAAGCGTTCCTTGCTGAGACGGTCTGGGCAGAACCTGCTGTAGCCTGCACCTTGAAGGAGCTTCTTGCCTATGTTCATTGCTGTACCTTTTCTTGTGCCAGGAGAACCCATCAACATAAGATACTGATTGGGATAGATCACTCCGTGGCCGAAAGGAAGAAAGGCCTGACGGCCTAAGATTGTTCCTACTGCGGATATGGCAGTCCATCGGTGGTAGCTCATAGGAGCCTCGGTCTCACCGACGTATGCGAAATAAGTTTTGAAGAAGTCCATCACAACAAAGACCCTCAGTTAAAAGACTGGAAGAAGTCAGACATATCCCTAAGATCTGGGTCGTCATTCTCATACTCCTGTTTGTCCATTCTGCATGCTTCGTAGAGGATTCTTGTGCAAGGTTTTCTGTTTGCGTCGAAGGTTTCGTAGGCCCAGATAAGATAGTTTGGATCTTTGTTTGCTATCTCAGCGGGTGTCATTCCTTTGTATTTGCCAAAGCGAACCGGCTCCTCGTCTATATCGACGTCCCGTTTAAGTTCCTTGTCGAGAGAGAAGGCTGGGATTCTAGTAGGCTTAGGCATCTTATTTCCGTACGAATCGAGTCTGTATCAAGTAAGTAGCCCAGTAATAACCATCATTGCAAGGGCCTATTATATCTGCATTATCTAAAGAGGGATCCCATACTATCTGGTCTCCGCAGCATATAACAGTGTGATTGCAACCAGTCTTACTCTGTCCTGAGAGAAGGTAATACACAGAGGGATTACAAAGCCTAGCCCCTCTAAGGAAAGTATTAAGATCGCACTCATAAGGAATTTGGATGCGAACATATCCTTGAGTTAAAAGATACGCATCTTCCATATCATTGAAGGCTTTCCAGTCATCAAAGAACCTCTCTCCAAAATGAGGAACTTCTTCTGGTCTTTTATCGAGCATACAAGCTATGGCAGTACGCTCACAATCACCTATGATACCTTTTTCAGGTTCATGTCTAAATAATTGCTTGTTGTATAGCATTTTAGTTGCCACCTTTGAGATATTTTTGAGTGAGTGCGTTGTTCAGGGCTGTGAGGGCTTCTTCATATTCTATGATGGCTTGTTTGTGGGAGTGGAATGCGAGTTCTTTCTTTGCTGCATAGAAGTGCAGGTTGGCTTTCAAGGAAGCGACTGAAAGACTTGGCGAAGCCAAGGGCCCCCGCCCCATCTGAGTCTCGCCGGAACCATCTACGGAGTTAGTAGAAAGATTACGCTCAGAGGGGAGGGGTTCTGGAATGTGAAAGCTCATTTGTATTTCTTCATGTTCGCCCAGTCGGTGCCTAGCTTGTAGTCTACAGGGATATTGAGGATTCTATTGTGGATTGTTATCGGATTCTTCATCCTTTCTAAGATCTGAGGCACATACTCTGCTGACTTTTCTGCTAGGAATTGTAGCAGCGCACTGTCATGGATCTGAGCCTTCATTCGTAGATTCTTCGGATTAGCTTTCTGTAGTTTCCAAATCTTCCAGAACCCACGATTGAGTACAGCCCCCGTGAGATGTTGCGGGCCATGGGCAACAGCACTACTGAATATTTGATACTTCTTGTCAATATCGCCGAAGAAGTAACGGGTATGACCTGACGGACTTCTGAGCATTTTGGTCTGACGGATCTCATTCTTTACCTCCAGATACCACGGACGGATTCTGTTGAAAGGTTTGTGATAGGATTCGAGAAGGTGGTCAGCAAAGGCTTTGAGGGAAACTTCGTCAGCCGAGGGCTTCTGTTTCATTGTGACTTTAACATTCAAGACAGCAGCTCCTACTAGGAGGTTGTGAACTCCTGCGTTGTCTATGAAGGTGGCAGCTCCCATCATGTAGTTCGTACCATGGACAATCTTCTTTAGGACTACATTGCGAAAGTCTTCGGTTACATTCTCATAAGGAATTCCGAAGAACAGCGTTCCCAAACTCTTGTAGAAGTCTTTGTCCTTGGCTTCAAGGGCTTGAATAAGAGTCAAGTCTTGGGCTAGGTAGGCAGTTCCTCTAGCGTCACTTTGAGATTGGTCTGCTTCCATCAATTCCCAGCCTTGCTCTGCTACTAGCATTCCCTTGGCATAAGGAGGAATGTTCTGGACTTGTGTTCCGCACCAGAAGCTAGAAGAAGTGCAAGCCATCCTATTGGTGTCTGTTCCGAAAGGATTCAATGCCCACAAGAGACGACCATTTTTCAAACTGAAATCGAAATAGGTTCCGATAGCCTTCTGCTGCTCCCTATAAGTTATGATAGCATCGGTCAGACGAAGAAGCAATGGGTGCTGCTCACCGCAAGCTTTGAGATTCTTTTCATCTGTGCCTCTCTGCATCTTGGTTTTCTTTTTGGTCTTGGGATCTTTGCGCCAACCTATCTTAGGATCAGTGGCGCCAAACACGTCATAGATGATGAAAGCTACTTGTTTGGGAGAGCCTGGATTGAAGGAAGAGTCCGAGATCATTGTCTGAATTCTGGAAAGAGCTTGGAGCTGTTTGTCCTTGGCCTGCTTACGAAGTTCGTTTCTCTTCGTTATGTCAACCTGAAAGCCCTCGAAGTTGCAGTAGAGGGAGGGGTAGACCATAGGAAACTGTCTGGCATAGTTCGTGCGGGCATAGGCTGGCAGACTCTTGAGGTAGTGCATTGCTATGCGTAGAGTGTAGAAGCCATCCTTTGCATTGTAGCCCCAATAGGAATTGATGTCCTTGTTCTTGGAAGATTCGGCTGCTTCTTGCTTCCACTGGATGTAGTCTGGCAGGCAGATAGATGCTACGAAATCAAGAGACTTGGGCAGGCTGCTGAACTCTGCATGCGCCATTGCCATTGTATCAATCAGCCAGTTCCTTGGTTCTGCATGATAGACTAGAGAATGTGTAGCATCATACATTCCGTTGTGCATTGCCTTGCAGACTGGCAGCTTATTGACATCCCTCAAAAGAGAAATAGCCTTGCTATAATCCTGGTCAGAAAGCCAATGAGTGTGGTCAAAAGAAATAAGAGGAAGTACATAGCTTTTCATCTCTCCTGAAGGAAGAAGGGCACACCATGTGACGCAGGTTATGAGAGTGTCACCAGCTTCTGGCATATTTGTCTCAAGGTCGAACTCGCCGCTATCAATAGCCTTATCTGAAGTCCCCCCGTAGGTCTTAGTTTCGATGTCGTAGGCGATAAGAACAGCCGAGGAGAGTTCCTTGTATGCGTCAGCGAACTTCTCCACCTCATCCAAGACCACATAGCTGAAGCTGAGAGGCTTGTGCTTCGCAGAAAGGAGCTTGTCAATGTCTTTGCCTAGGAGCCAAGAGCCATGATCCACCGTCTGTGTATGAGCCAAACTATTGCCAATGACAATTGGCTTCTCATAGCGAAGGACGGAGCCACGATAGGCATCAAGTGTAGGAGTGGAGCCTGGGACTAGGGCTTGGAGTGTGCCTGCGTGACAGCAGAAGATGGCCTCAGCTTTACAAGCAGAAGCCTTGCTCATCAAGGTTCCTATGTCAAGGAGGGAGGTTGTGGCTATGGCCTCAATGTTTCTCTGCTTGAGGTGCCAAGTTAGGACTCCGAGGTAGCCTTGCTCATTCTTGTCGTAGTTTACGAGGATACGCATATTAGTCTTCTAGGCTATTCCAGCAATTATGACAACAGCCAAGATAGTCATCCTCTCCTACTGTCATAGAACAAGAGCAGTAAGGACAAGGTCTTGTAGATTGTTGCTTTAACCTAGCTTCTTCTTCAGGAGACATAGGTTCTTTTTCAGTACACTCTAAATCATCTAATAAACTCATGTTAGTTTCTCCTTGGTTGAAGAACAAAAGAAAAGAGCCTTCCCTTTTGAGGAAAGCCCTAGTCTTTTGTCAGCTCTTTTGGAGCTTAGGCTGCCTTCGGAGGAATCACACGAATCTGAACGTTCTCGTAGGGATTCTCTTTGTCGTTGGGGTTCTCAGACTTGCGGATGGTGATCCGCGCATCGAAGCTTTGTCCCTTGACAGTCTCCATCATATCACCAAGCGTGACACCAGAGAGATCGGAGGCGTTCATGATTTCCTTGATACGCTTCTTGAAGTAGCTGAGACCCTGCTCTGTGGCTTGGAAGGTTTCCGAGAACATGCTGCCATCAGGAACCGGAGGCTCATTGCCTGCGACGCTGACAGTCTGCTCAATGGCGTAGAGAATCTTCAAGCGTTGTTTCGCAACACCCGGTTCCTTCTTCGTTTCGTACTTGTCGATCTTGGCTTCCTTGCACAGAAGGCGATACTCTCCTGCTGGAGGATTGGAGAAGTCAGGAGCATCAGGGATGCTATCGAGGGAGTCTTCCATCATGGCGCCAAGATCCAGGGTTGCTGCTTGCGTAGGTGCGTTCATGCTAGTTTTCCTTTGTTGGAAGTGAAGCCACTTGCGTGGCAGAGGTTGCGTTGCTGACGTTTTAGGCGCTTCTGTTCGGCCAACTCTTTCTTGTTAAGGAAAGAAGAGGCTGAGGTTCTTACTGCTGGGATTGGCTTATGTAAAGCAAAGAGATCCCAGATGGAGCGGATGCCTTTCTGTTCTGCTTGTTTCATTTCAAGATGCCTCCTTCTATGAAGATGCTCCTCATGTCAAGTTCCTTGGCCTGTTCTACCTTGACATTCAGCCTTGACCCAGTTGTGTGATTGGGCTTGTATGTGGAAGAAGATCCTCCGCCATGCTTGCCCATCTTCAGTTCGAGAAATACAACAGTGCCGAAGTACTTTGCTACCTTGCTGGACATGTTGCGTGTACCCATGAGAGGATAGACCTTGTCTCTCTTGACACCATTGACCTCCTCTTCCACCACGATAGTATGTGTGATGACGACGAAGTTGGTGTTTGCTGCTTGCTGGATCACAGAGAGAATATCTCCTAGGTATTTGCCAGAAGCTCCCCATTCGTCGAAGCCAGGCTTGAACTCAACAGGTTTGCCTATGCAAGCTAAGGCCAAGGCTGAGTCTCCCAGCTGAGAGCCACTATCTATCACAATCAAGTCCTCGTGAGTGCAGTCCTTGAGGAGGAATGGAGTGGAAGGTTTGCTTTCTTTCTGGCACTCGACACAGCCTACCTTGCCATGAACATGACAGATCTGAATGGGAACCTTGGAGGAGAGCATCTTGAGGATGGTCTCACAGCCACGTGGAACTTCGCGCGTGTCTGGGATCTTGATCAGTTCGATCTTGTCCATCTCCTCGGCTGTCAGTTCCATGTTGAGGAGAGTGTCTGATCCGTTCTCAAGGTCAATCCAGAAAATACGCTTGAACTCTTTGATCTTTGCAGACGTACCAACGAAGCGTGTCTTGCCAGTCTTAGCATCCCCATAGATGAGGATAGAGTGGTTAGGACGGCTGACGTTGGCTGCTGCTGCTAGGGCGCTGAGTTTCATGCTGAAGGCCCATAAGAGTCAAACTCACGTTGATCTGCTTGTGCTTGTGTTTCTTGGATTGTCACAGTTGGGATGATTGGGATCATGAAATAGCGGCCATTGAAAGCCTCTGCGATCATACGTTTCTGGCGGGTGTCAATATAGCAGCCCTCGATTTCAGCTAGGACTTGAGCGATCTGAGCTTCTTGCTCGTTGTTGTACTCGTTGCTATCATCTTCTACTTTCCAGATGATCTTGATCCTTGTCTTTTCCATGATAAAGCTCCTTGCGTTAGATTAGAATGTGTGTTGCGTCTTGTTTCTTCTTAGGTGTCCTTGCCTTCAAGCTGATCCACTATGAGCTGAGCATAGCCTGCGATATCAACCCAGCTGTCAGCGTAGTTGGGATCTCCATTGAGAATGCGGCCGATCTTATGGGCTATCATTTCCAAGCTTTCCTTGTGTGAAGGTGTCAAGGCATTCCATTTGGGAGCACATTTCATCACATCTTTGAGATGCTGAGTGATAGCAGCGTGAGTCTTGAAGGAGCCATAGCGAGAGCCTCGCTCTTCAAGAATGGAAGCTAGGTTGTTGTCTTGTTGGCTCATGCTGAAATTCTCCTGAGATGGTTCTCGATTAGCTCATCAAGCTTGAAAGAGAATTGATAGGTTTCATTGTCTGCAACTTCTTCCGCTTCCCTATCAAGACCGACAAGGGAGCAGGTGCCAAAATGCTTGCAGGGTTTCATAAACTGGAGACAGTTGTGTCCTCGTTGAGGATAGATGCCCAAGCTTTTCATTTCCTTGAGGTGGTTGACATCCAAGCCTAGGGAGATGAACCAATGCAGTCTGTCTTGGAGGGTCTTGGGATAGACGAGGGGCTTGATGATAGGCTCGAAGCCATTGCCGCTACCTAGCTGGCCTGAGAAGTAGAACACATCGTACTCGGCAAGTTCTTCTCCGACGATCTGATCCAAGACAATGGAGTAGCCTATGCCTTGCGGGGAGTTCTGATAGACTGGAGAGAGGTCAAAGAGCTGGAGGCCGGTAGACTTAGCATCCACCACAGCGTAGCGACCAGTCCAACGATTACGCAGGACAAGGTCTATATAGCCTACGAAGTAGTAAAGGCCATCAATGTCAAGGCGAAAGCTGAGTTCGATGGCTGGCTTGCCTTGAAAACTGGCAACTTCCCAGTCTTGCAGGAGGTTGTCAATGACACCAAAAGCCCTTTCCAGCATGTTCATGCAGACGGCTTGGTTGCGCTTGGTATCTTCTTCTTTAGGGAAGTATGCTTTCCAGGCCTCGAACAGAGCTAGGTCTTTGTTCTGGTAGGTGAAATAGCTGGCAACTCCTACGCCAAAGCTAGTACCCAAGACTGTGGCAGGCCAGTGCTGCTTGGCTGTGTTGCCATTGAGGAGACGATCCAGCTGATACAAACGCTCACAAGTGTGGAGAGTCTTCAAAGTAGAATCGGAGAGGCGAGCCTCTTTTGTATTCATGGTTAATCTTTCTCTCCGCAAGTCACAGGATCTTTGTCTTTAAAGAAGTTCTTGAAATCTTTACGACTCACATCATCCATGATATTCCAAGAGAAAGCGTTGTTAGCTTCATAATAAGCTTCTTCAAAAGTTCTGCCTAAGTTATGCTCATGATGTCTTTCATGGTGGCCTGCATTATCCTTCCTATCACTTACCCAGATAAGATAAACAACAGCAAACGCACTGTCAGACCTCTTCTGTATCTTTGACATATCAATGCCAATCGCACAAATCTGACCTTTCTTTACACCGTATGAAGTCTTGATATAGACTGTATCATCTATATCATACTTGGCTGTAATGGTTGTGCTCATTTCTGTTTCTCTGCTAGACGCCGAGCCTTACGCTGCACGCTGGCTTCTTTCTTGACACAGGCTTTGTTGCGCTGTTTGTTTTGGCGGGACATGTCAAAAGCCCTCCTCGTCAAGAACCTTCTGGAGTTCCTCGGCTGTGAACTTCTTCTTCTCTGCTTTGGGTTTAGCCTTGGTTGCCACAGCTTCCATCACTGCTGCGCTGACAGTCCTTCGCAACGCGGCTACGAGCAGACCGACATCCTCGTCTTTCAAGAGCGCAGCTGCTGAGGGGTTCTCAATCAAGCAAAGCTTCAAGGAATCCATCTCACCTTCCAGGTTCTCTTCGAAAAGAGCTGAGAGATTGGTGATGCGGGCTTGGATCTCAGCTGCTAACTGACTCAGATCAGCTTGAACTTCTGTTGCTTCTTGCGTCATGTTTGTTTCTCCTGTTTGTGTTTCAAGTGTTAGTCTGGGAAGTCATTCTCTGGAATACGAAGGCGCTTTATCTTCACAGTTCCTTTGGTCTTGTTCTGAATTGAGAGGTCTATGCAGCCTGTGAAATCAGCTGAAGGCTTAGCTGTGAAGATCAAAGTGGAAGAGTCTGGTGTCTGGCCTGCTTCTTTCATCCTCGTGAGCTGCTTGCTCTTGTAGTTCTTGAGGCCAGTCTTGACACGCTCCTCATCTTCTAGCGGAATTGTGATCTCAATCTCTCCGTTGAGGACGGCAGAGGCGAGGATCTCAGCATAGGAAAGCTCTTCTTCGTCCGAGATGGCAATGTCAGAAGCGGGATCAGTTTCTTGGTTCATGGCTGAGAGATACAAGGGTTGGTAGAAGTAGCAGGAATCGACAGTTTAGGATTTTTTCGCGGTTTTGTCAAGCGAATTTTTTTCTGTCTCCCAGATAGCTTCCTGACAGACTGACCATAGCTTAGCTGGTGGGACTTTGATGAGACTAGCCAGTTGCCACATTGCATAAGACTTCATGAATTGAGGTATAGGCTCCTTGTAGGGGAGAAAGTCTGAGGGGAAAGGGCTAAGCCAAGCTGCGAGGAGACGCAAGTTAGAGTGATCTCCTGCAAACAAGTTAGACCTATGTGCACTGATATTCACTAGGATGCAGAGAAGGAGAAGCTTTCTCTTCTCGTAGGGAATAGCTTCGAGTGGCGTGGCTTCTACTAGGACGGGCGCGGGTTCCGAGTTCAGGACAAAGAGATCAGAGTTGTCAGCCTTTTGTGAGGCCTCTTGTTTCTTGGCTGCTAGAATCTCGGCAAGGGTCTTGCCCATGTTAGGCTTTCTTTTCCCAGAGGTGACAGATGCAATACCACATGATAGGCTTGCCTTTTCCTAGATTGCAGTAGGTTGTATACTTGAGAGTCTTGAAATTCTTACAGCTACGACAGTTGGCCTGCTTTTCTTTTGCGATAGCAAGCTTTCCTCTGGCAAGGTCTTGGTCTGCTGCCACATGCCTGTCTGTGTTGAGCTTCAAGGCATGTTCGACACGACGCTTGTTGTCTGCTGCTTGGTCTGTTCTAGAAGAGATTGTCATGCTAGAGATTCCTTTCAAAGTTATTGAATGCTTCGATGGCTTCATTAGCAATCTCATCTGGATAGCTGCTAGAGTTCCAAGTTCCGTCAGTGTCCCAGTTTTCCTCGTCGGCAATGGTGTCAAAGTGGAATTTCATCAACTGCACCAGTTCGACCAGTTGCTTGATAGTTTCAGCTATCTTTACTGTTGCCACCGGCTCACACTTCTCCTGTTCGGCTATTGCTGCGCGGAGTGCGGTAGATGCTTTCATACCTTTATTAAACGCTTCGTGGTAGTTAACAGCATCCTCGTTCGTATCAAACTCGCACCATCCGGGGACGTTTCCATGTTCTTCTATTTTCCCCAGCGCCTCAAGCGCCTGCTTCATGGCTGCTACTTGACTCATCTTCTTTTCCTCTCTTTCTTCTAAGGTTCTAGGCTTCGCCTAGGGTTTGGTGCAGCGAATGTTGGCATCCAAAGTAATGCCAGAGTTGAAGTAGGCTATCTTCTCAGCTACTGTATTGCCCTTGATCTTCTGAGCTTTGATGGCCTTCTCAATCATGAAGTCCTTGGCGATTATCACGCACTGCTCTCTGCTACGGGTCACAGCAGTATAAAACAATTCCCTGTGAGCTGATATGCTGTGATCCTTGTGAAGGACAATGAAAACCTTGCGCCACTCACAGCCTTGAGCTTTGTGGACTGTCAGGGCATAGCCAAGAGAGAAGCATTGCGGAGAGAAGTCCCCCACAGCAGAAAGCCTCTCAGTGATCCCTGTTTCCATCTCAAGTTCTACGAAGTGAGAGGCTTGACGTTTCTTCTCAAGGACTTCTTCGTCCATCATCCTGTCAATGTCAAGGTTCTCATAGCCTTCCAGCTCAAAAGAGTCTCCATCGTCTATGGTTCCACGATAGGCTCCAAAGCGAAGCAGATTCTTAGACTCAGGCTTGGCTTGCTTGCCTGTGTAGTCATAGTTGCGGCCTATCTTTGTTATGATACCGACCTGCTTGTTAAAAAGGACTTTGTCACCAACTGCCAAATATAATTTCGAAATGCCACAGATGATTTCCCAGACAACAGCATCTCTCTTATCGCCTAGGTATTGGGCAACGATCTTGTTCAGGTTGTCTGTGCCAAGATCGTGCTTGTTCCAAGGGCTGAGGATGATATCTTGATCGGGATCATACTCTCCAGCTTCTGCCCACTTGGGGATAGTAGCTCCCAAGGATTGTGCTAGCTTGGGTTGCGTATGCTGGACTGTTCCGCCTCGGATGATCTTGAAGTTCTGGTCTTCTATCAAGGGGAACTCACCGCGAAGGATTCTGTGAGCATTATCTAGTATTGACGAGCCTTCCTTCTGGCGATAGACCTTGGTGAGTTCTACGACTGGTAGCTGTGTCAGTGCATAGTTAAAGACTGAGGCTCCAAAGACTGGCTGGAGCTGGTTGATATCTCCGATGAAAATGATCTGAACATCTGGGCGAAGGGCTTCGTACAAGCGAGGCCAGAGATCAGCTACACCTATCATGGTTGCTTCTTCTATGATAAGATGCGTAATGTCAAGAGGGTTCTGAGCATTGCGGCGGGGAATGAATCTGAAAGCCTCTTGGTTTGTTTCGTAATTCCAGTATGTCTCAGGAGTATACTCTAAGAGATTGTGCACAGTTGTTATGTTGTGGGTGAAGACTTCTTCTAAGGCTGGGTCCTTGTGAATGGCCCTACGGAGGTTTCCAGAGGCTATTCTGGTGTAGGCTACAAAGGCTATGCTTGGCGCACTGACATGCTCGCCGCTGCCCTGAATACGAAAGCTGTGAGTTCCTAGTTGATTCTGACGTAGGAGTTCTGAGGCTATCTCACGCTGGGCTGTTGTTTTGCCTGTACCTGCTGGGCCAGTTAAGACAAAGCTCTTTCCAGTGAAGGCCAGCTCTTTGGCGAGTTGCTGTTCTTTGTTCAAGACAATTGAGAGGCTGAAAGTTTCCGAAGGAGCTTCTGGCTGCAGAGCAATGAGAGGGAGAAGGTTCTCTTGGACTTCTTCTATGCTAGGCTCTTCTACCTTGGGAGAAGCTTGGGTGCCAATCGAGTCTTTCTGTTCCTTGCTAGCCTTGGCAGCTTCAAGAATCTCTTTCAGGGTACGCTGTTTGACCTGAGCCACAACCTGTAGCATAGGAGTTGTCTCAGCTGTAAGAATAGAAGTAGGAGAGCTGGTGGTGCTGTCTGACGTGTACTCGCCTTCGGCGACGATTCTCTTCTGCTGAGCTGCTAGCTTCTTCTCAGCTATGATCTCTGCTAAGCTTCTCTTCTGTATGGGGGCGTTCATTTGATTTCCTTGGTTGCTAGGTAGGAAGTCCAAAGCTCAGAGAACTCAGGATGCTCTCTCAGGACATGTTCAAGGATAGAGAGTTCTTCTCTGCCACGCTGATAGACATGAGAGTCGTTAGAGTAGTCGAAGTAGAAGTCATGTTCCTTCAGGCAGGCTTCGAAGTAGAATTGGAGGCTGTCAGGCTGTATGTCTTCGGGATCACATCGCAGAATAGCTGCAAGAGTCTGGAAAGAAGAAGAGAGGGGTTGCTTGAGATAGCTCATGGCCTAGGCTCCTCTTATTCTCTGACCAGAAGTGTTGCATTCTGTGTTACGATTGGCGTCGTACCGGGAAGGATGTAGAGAGTTCCCAGTTCAAGATTGCAGACAAAGCAATCATTCCTATTGAGGACATCAGCTACTAAGTTGGAGTTCAAGAGGAATTGTGTAGGTTTGAGACGCATCACAGTCTTTCCGTTAGCCTTTGCTACTTCTCCGAATGGAAGCTGCTTCAAGGTTGGAATGTCATCCACGATGAGGAGAGAGGTCTGGGTTTCGAGGCGCATGATCTTAGTCTTTCTTAGAAGATTTGTGAGAGGAGTTTGTCTGCGATCAGTTCTGCGAAGCTGTCAGCAAAGAGAATGATGAGAATGAGAATGAGAGCAAGGAGAATGTTCTCAGCGTCCCACTGGTCAAGCTTGTTCATGTTAGTTGCTCCTCTTTCAGATAAAGACAAAGGATATCATCTTCTATCTTTTGTTCCAGATAAAACTCTAGTACAAAGTCAGGATTAGTAGAATAGAAGAGAGGAATCCATTCGTTCGTGGTTCTGTAATACTGCCAAGAAGTTCCTTCTAGTTTCTTGATGATATCTTCTTCTGAAATACTAGATGTTTGAATAGGAATCCAATTATCTTCTACTTTTACCATGAAGAAAGGACTATCAAGAAGCTCTAGTGCAAACACTTCTTTTGGTGTATAGATCTGATGTATTTGAGGTTTCATGTTAGTTGCTCCTATTCTTCTGAGAGATGTGGGTTGATGGTCTTAGCTTTGGTTTGCTCATAGAGTCTAGCAACTGCGAAGCAGCCTGTGGTTCTGATCTGAAAAGAGACCATCACTGTAGCAGAGCCCTTCTTGACCAGCTCACGCTGCAAATTGAAGTCTATTAGGAGCATGAAAAGCTTCTGCCTATCTCGGGATTCTCTGATTGTCCTGTCAAGATACCATTCATCAAAGCTCAAGGTTCTGAGTTGAAGATGGGCTGAGATTATGTCAGGATACTTCTCTTTGGTTCCCGGTATGTAGAGGCCCATTGTATTGCGGGGAGGGATGGGAGAACTGCTAGCATTGCTAGGGGGACTGGAAAGACAAGAAGATTTCATAGTTTCTATTTTCATCTCAGAACTCCTCTCCTACTGAACTGAGATCAACGTTGTTACGCTTGTCTTCTTTCTCGTCAGTGATATGAAAGCCACTATCATCCAGATCAAGTTCTTCTATCTGGGCTTCCATTTGGATAGCTTCCAAGCTTTCGTGATCTTCTAGGAATTCAGCTTCCACTGAGGCTTCTTCGGCTGCTATGCAGGCTTCACAGAGACAATCATGTTCGTGCCATTCAGTCTGTTCAGCTTCTACTTCATCGACTATGGCAGGAAGCATGTCAAGAAGTTCTGCTGCTATTTGCTGTTGAGTCTTGGCAGGAGCTTCTACCTTAGGCTGAAGGGAAGCTTTCTTGGCTGCTATGATTTCGGCTAGTGTAAGGTTTTTCATAGGCTGGAAGCTGAAAGAGTCTGTGACATCGTCGCTCAAGTCTATCTGGCTCTTTACTAGGGCTTCTTGCGTTGTGATAGAGGAACCAGCCTTCTTGAATATCTCAGCCAATGCTATGCTGTCGGGTGTTTCTAGTTTCTGTAAGCCTGCGATGATATTCTTGCGAAGTTCTTCGTTTATCATTGCAAGGTTGTTCTTCTGAATTGAGATGGAGATGATAGTCTGCAATTTCAGGGGAAGTATGCTGGAAGCTTTCAAGTTAGAGAGCAAAGCTCGGGCTTGCTTTCTTGTCTCAACTATTACGCTGTTGAGGATAATTCCCTTGGGTTCTAGCTTGGGAGCCTTATAGACTGGTTCAAAGTCTGTCACGTCGATTGCTCTCTTGGCAGCCCATAGCCAAGCTTTCATAGAAGAAGCATCGAAGCCTGCTAGGCTGATATGTGGAACTCTCCTACGCTCATGGGTTGAGAGCTTTGCTAGGAAAGAAAGAATTCTGCTAAGATCAATCAATGGCAATTGCGATAGCAAGAGGTTGGCTTCTACTGCTGAGAGCTTATCATTGCGAAGGCCATAGGCTTTCAAGATACTAAGGATTGCTCCTGCTAGTGTTTGCGGAGCAAGGCTGCAGTGGGCTTCGCTGTAAGAATATCTGCCAAGCTGTAAAGCTGAATCTAGGCTGGCCAGTGGTGATAGTCCCGAAAAGATCAAGCCTTTCATTTGTGGAAGGAATGGGGCTTCTACTTTGAAGCTCATGCCTGTTATTTCGCATATCACTGAGAAGTCCTTGCCTGCCTTTTGCTGGAAGTAGGCTAGAAGCTCATGTTTGTCTTTGCTGTTCATTTTCTTGTTTCCTTTCGTTTTAGATCAGACTTACGTTTTAGAATCTCTGCAAATAGAATTGCAGGTTTTTAAAGTTTAGCATCATTTGCGAAACAAGTCAAGGCTTTTCCGTGTAGCGGGTGTGGTATTTTTACCACAGCTTAAGGGATTGATTCTAAGGTGGAAAATCCCGAAATTTTGGAAATGCACTTCACGCCAACAAAAAAAGGGAGTACCCTCCCCATTCCCCTCTCAAACCCTCCCTTTGTTTGACTTGCCCTTGCCTTATAGCTTCTACTGCCTTCCCTCTTATCCAGGCTTTGCCTCTTATCTAGTCTATATCTTTCTTATACATGTGAGGTCAAAGTTTTTTTAAAAGTTAAATAGGGGGTATTATACACCTAGGTAGGTATAACAGTATAGAGAGGATATGATAAGTAGCTGGTATAATAGGATAGCTTGTGCAGACTATAATATCGGGGGTCGAATGGCGGGAGGGAGGGAGGGCACTCCCGTTTTTTGTGTACCATAAATGCATTCAGAGAATTTTTTGATTTTCTACCATAGGAGCAAAAGGAAATGGATGATATTATTGAAACATTAACAGAAATGCAGAAATTAGAAGAAATAGAAAGAATTCAGACTTCAATTGATATGAAATATAGACCATCTAAATCATCTCTTATATGGGAGAAAAAGAAGAACAAAGGGAATAGACAAGCTCAAAACTTACGCTATCGTCAAAGGTTGAAGATCAAGAAAGAAGAAGAAAGACAGAAGCTAGAAGCTCTAGGCTACGTTCAAGAACCAGAAGTAGGACGTGGAAGGCCAAAGGTTCTCATATCTGTCAAAGCAATTAAGGTCAAACCGAAAATCTCAAAGCTTGATCCCACATCTGAATCTGTCTTAATTAAAATGCGGGAACAGATCAAAGAAGAAAAAGACCGAAAGCTCAGAGCAAAGACTGAGATTTCAGAGCAAGAGTGGAAAGACTATCAAGCTCAAAGAAAGGCTATGGGTTTGATAGAACCAGAAGCTTAGGCTAGGGAAGGAAGGCTATAAGCTCCTATGCTCCAGATCATAGAAACATTCAATAGCAAAGAGTGAAAAAAAGTCTTGACTTCGCTTTTGGCTTCGCCTATACTTTTAATCATGGCGTCGGGTGATGCCTACCGGGAGGGGAACCGGAATCAAGCCCCAGCACAAGGAGTAGTAGAAATGCAAAAACATACGATGGAAGTTAGCAAGAAAGAAGGCGGCGCCTATGTCAAAGTTGGCGAAGTCACCCTGTTCTATCCGCTGTTGTCTGAACTGGGTCTGAGCGTCGAGCCTGCCAAGTGGGAAAAGACCAACGACAAGGGCGAAGTCGTTTCTGCCTCCGAAGGAGAGCCCAATGCCTTCCCGGTCTATGCTGACGAGCGTGTCCAATATGTGTTCGATGCCATTCTCGCAGCAGTCAAAGCAACGGCTCGCAATCGCCTGCAATCGGGCACTGCTACGCTGAAGCCTGACAACAAGATCGCCGAGACCGTCGAAGAGCTTCTGGCCACTGGTGAGCGTTCTGGCGAAGCTCTCAAGCAACGTCGTGAATACTTCGCCTCGTTCAAGGCTTGGTTGCCGTCCCTTGGCAAGTCTGCGGCCTACGTTCAGGCTGTGTTCGATGTTACGTCCAACGTGAAGAACATTCCTTACCAGACCGAGCAACGCAAGGGAAACATCAAGGCCCTGGTCACGCAGCATGCTGCAACGCTGTCGGCTGAACAGGCTGTCCTGTGGGAGCGCACGATGACCAGCATCGTCGAAGCCTGCGAAGCTACCAACCCGCTGGACGAGTGAAGCCAGAAGCCTAGACTACTAGGCCAGCAATAAGAAGCCCGCCCGTAAAACGGCGGGTTTTTCTTTGCCTATTATCTGGAGAAGTTCTGACGGCCCCCGTGGGCTTTTTTTAGGTTTCGTGCGCGGCTGTCCATCAAAAGGTTCTCTTCTATTTTCCTAAAAAATTTCCTACCTTCCCTAGAGTCTTTCAGCCTTCAACTAGAATACCCTCAACATAAAGAAAATCTTCTTCCTTTCCCTCGAAATTTCTGCCATACTTCCCTTAACAGCCTCACTCCTTTCCCCTCAACTCGCCTTCGACTTTTCCAACAGAAGCCATGAACCAGACTGAGAGAATTGCCTCCCTG